AATTTATAGAGGAATAATCATCTAAATTATTAGGAAATATGTTTTTTGCCATAGTTATAAATTCATCCTTAGTATATTTTCGTTTTTCATTACCAATTTCATAACCACATAGAGAACATCCACATCCAGATAAATGTAACACTGGAGTTTGACAAAAATCTATATTGTGTTTTTTACAATATATAATTACATTTGTATGATTATTTTTATATTCAACTTTTGAATAATCATAATTATCTCCATGTATTTTAATAGCATCCTCTATAAATTCATCTTGGCTTCTACGATACTTACCCGCACACTTTTGACATCCAAATGGACTTGTTAAATGTTGATGCGGCGTAATATTAATATCACCATGTTCAGGACAAATAACAATAATTCTAGTTTTACTATTTTTATATATTACTTTAGAATAATCAAATTTATTATTATGTTTTGCATTTGCTTCTTCGATAAATGTAGTTAATGGTTTTATATTCATTGTTTTTTTATTATCTGCAACACAATCTGGGCAACATATTTTAGAATTTAATAATGTATTTGGTTTCATATTAAATTCTTTATTATGTTTTTTACATATTAAAATAATTGGTTTTTTTGAATTAATATAAATTACTTTAGAATAATCAAATATATCACCATATCTCTCTTTGAGTTCATCTAAAAATTTACTGTTATCTTTTGTAGTGTTTGCTGAATTATGTTTAATAGCACATTTATTACATCCAAATTTATTTCCTAAATGATGATGTGGTGATTGTTTAAATTCACCATGTTCGGGACAAATAATTATAACATGTGTATTGCTATTTATATATATTACTTTAGAATAATCAAATTTATTAGCATGCTTTTCATTAGCTTTTATAATAAAGTCTTCTATAAGATTTTTCCTTTTTTTACTAGACGCCTCGTGACTACACTTATGACAATTTGCTCCATTAATATGATTGTTTGGTCTTTGCTCAAATTCATAATTATGTTTTTTACAAATAATTATAACATTTGTAGTTGAATTTATATATATGACTTTTGAGTAATCATATTTATCACCGTGCTTTTCAGTAGCTTTAATAATAAAATCGGTTTGTTTTTGTTCCATATATTATATTATGATTTATAACATAATATAATATAATCACTTCAATTTTTATACAATTTCTATCTCTCAAATTAAAATAAAATGGTAAAATAAAATTTGAAATATTTGTCTTTAAATCGTTTTTATTAATATTAAAGCCTAATAAGTAATATTAAATTGTATTTTTGAATTTTTGACTAGATATTTTTATTTTTTTCTCTCGTTTATTGGTTTCAATAGGAGTAAAATTCTCATTTTCAAGCTCTAAATTCGCTCTTTTTATAAATGTTTTTATATACCATTTGCGTGAATAAAAACTCAATATCTTATGTTTTTTTGCCTCCAAATAACATTCATAAAATGTATTATATTTACTTGCTCTAAAATATTTATTATTACCAGTTGAACTAAAAGTAAAATGATTACAGGATACAACAAATTGTTTAGCATTATTTTTATCTAGTTTATAATTTGTAATTTTTAATGGATCAAATTTTCTTTTTAATATTTCATTCCAACTTCTAATTTTATAACTCAATGGAGAAATTTTACTATGAGCTTCTTTTAGTTTTGAGCACATTTCTTTGTATTTATCTGGATTGTCTTTATAATGATCTTTTAATGATGGTCTTGGTTTATTTTTATTTTTCTTAATTAATTCTTTTATCTCATTGGGAATATTATTACTTTTTGTTCTATTTGCATAAAATGTCCCAATATTAAAGTCAATCATATATTTTGGTAATTTAGTATTATTCGGTATTACTATACATTGTTGGGGATATGAAAAATTAAAGTTTTCATAATACCATTTCATTCCTATTATAAATTTATGGTCTTGAAATTTATCATCTGTTTCAAAATAATTTAAAGATTTTAAGAACTCTTTTCGTTCATTATCATTACCAACTACATTTCCACTACGAATATCAAATATAATTTGTGATATTTTTTTATAGTTCAATCCTTCTAATAATTCATTAGTAAAATTATCTGGATTATCGGAACCTTGAGTTAAATTAATATGTTCGTATTCTTTATAAATCCATTCCAATATAAGTTTAATTTTTTCCCATTTATTATCTATTCTTGACTTACCCCAGCGGACAGAAGCAACAACACCTGCATCTTTTGATGTTTTTGTATATCCTACTTCATTAAGTAATTTTACACACTCTTCATCTGCCCATATAGTCTTGTATTCATTAGAACGAAACTTATGTAATTCCTCTCCTAATTTATAATTATTCATTTCCATTAATATATAATTTCTTGGACAGGCACCCAATATATTGTTTTCTTTTTGAATATATATTTTTGCTGCTTTTATAAATATTTCAAAAAATTCCATAGAGAGTTTATGGCTCCATTCAATAAATGCATCTTTTTGATTATCGTGTTGTCCTCCTTTTGTTCCGTTCAATCCATTTTCATAAGTATCATAGTTTTTAATCTCTTCTTTTTCCATATGATTTGCCCAAATTTGATAAGCTTCTCTATTTTGTTTATTATCTGTATATTCATTAAATATTTTTTCATGCAAAATCAAAATTTCTATATTTTCTTCACCTATTTCTCGTAATTTTACATCAGCACGAGTTCTGTTCGTTCTAAGATGATCTTTAATTCTTTTATCAAATTGATAACTTTGTCCTACATATAGATTTTCACCTGTATTTTTATTTTTATATAAATATATTACACCGGTTAATGGTATAGTTTTTAGCATTATATAATTTATAAATTTACATTTATAAAATATATCAATTTTTAAAGTAATTTTATGTATTTTTAATAAAAAAATTGACTATTATTTTTTATTAGAAATTATAACATATTAAAACCATAACCATAACCATAATGCCTTTTACAAAAGCAAGCAAGTTTCTATATAGCAAGACACTATTTAATATGTTATTTTTAAACGAAGTAGGGCCGCTTGGACGGTGGAGCCAAGAGCGGTGTGCTATTAAGTTAAACAAGAAAATAGATTTGGCAAACGAAGACAACTGTGGGCCTTGTGGTGAATATATATTAACTAAATTAGATTTGGATAAGGCAAATAAGGCAAAAACATATAAAATTTCTAGTGTTAGTCCGCATTTAATGGCAGAAGAACAAGAGCAAGACCAATACCATAAGCATTAAACATGATTTAATCATGATTTAATCAAAAATTGAACTTACTTTTATGTTTGCTTCATTGTAATATTTTTTCCTATATTTTTTCATTGTGCTATCTTTAATGCGAGTAGTCTTAAAATAATTGTATGTTTTATTTTCTTGCAATAATTCTATTATAAAATATAATGAATACATACCGCATTGGCCGTCACTATATTGATGTGTAAAACCCTCATTGTCGTCTACTGTCAATTGAATATTTAAACTATGCGCTTGATTTACTATTCTTTTTATTAAAACTTTTACTTGTTTTGGCATTCTTGTTCCATTACTATCAAAATAGAAAATGAATTTTTTTGTTAAATCAATAAATAAGGAGATCCAGTGTTTTCCGGATTTATTATGAGGATCGGTATTAAATATTACTCCAATTTTGCTAATATTGTTTTTAATATGTGTTTCCAAGTTAAAATTACATAATTGCTCCCATACGCATGTTGAAAACATTTCTTTGGAATCGAAATCAATAGGAGACGGTCCTATAAACTTGAAAAATTTATGAGATTTTTCATATTGTTTCATTATTTTAGTTATATCAACACTCGAAAGCCAAGTGTTGGGCTTAGACGACCAACTCTCAGGAGAAAACGGCTTAAAGATTTCTTTTACTAATAACTCGCTATTGTTGACCTTGCTTAACGATGTTTTTTTTAACCAACATAATTCGTCATAACATTGTTTATTCAACTTTTGTTTGAAAAAGCTCCATATTTCTTTACTATTATTTGTCAATATTTTGTCATTACTATTATTGGCATTCCAAACGTTTTTAAATAATTGCAAATTATTGCGACTATAGCATGTATATTGCTTTAAATCACCATCTACATATTTACTTTGATATGGCGAGCATTTAAGTTTGCTAAATTTACGCGTATTTTTTTTTGATTTACGGCTTGCTTTCTTAAATGTATTATACATAGTGTTTATTATTTTATATTTAATATAGTAATATAAAATAATATTTTTAACTGCGTTTTTGTGGAAGTATTTTTCTTTTAGCATTTGAGCTTTTTCTAACAACAAACAAATCTAAATTTGTTATTTGTTTTTTTGTGCACATATTATCCAGTGTTGCATTATATATATTAAAAGAACTTAAAGAGGCGTCGTCACAATAATTGTTGTTATTATTGAAGTCTTTAAGCTCTTCTTTAATAGAGTTTTTTATTTTTTTATCCTTTAAATGGCTTATTAAATTTAATATATATAATAAATAAAACAGCTTATATTTCTCTCCGTTTATTATTTTAGTGTCTTCATTATTTTCTATGAGTTTTTCTAAAGTGCTATTATTATATTTGAGTATTTGATCTTTATAAGTGGCTATGTTTTCTTCTATATTAGCATAAATATCTTTTAATAAGTAATTATTGTTTAGTAATTGATCTAATTTATTTGTTTTTAAACACGGGTTATGGTTTTGATTTGCAAAATAGCGTAAGTCAATATTGTTTATTTGCATGTCGGATTTTTCTTTTGCTAAGTTCTCTTTTTCTAATATTAAGTTCTCTTTTTCTTTTTCTTTTTCTAATATTAGCCTTTCTTTTTCTAAGTTCTCTTTTTCTAAGCTCTCCTTTTCTTTTTCTAAATGCTCGTTTTCAGTAATTTGTTCAACCAAATCTATACTTACAACATTCATGTGCTTTGATTTTTTCTTATTTTTTTCTTTATTTTTTTCCTTTAATTTGGTGTTATTATTAAGCATATTACTATAAACCTATTATATATTTTTTAATTGAACTCGTGTCGCATTGTAAAATAATTCGTTTCCAATTGTAGGAAAATTATTGGGATTAAAGTCTTGAAACTGTTGTTCTCTAAATAATAAATGGCCATCTAAATTTTCATTATTTGTAATAAAATTTATTTTGTTTTCATATAAATCGCTAGTGCTAGATGGAACATAAGCTCTTTGATCAGCTTTTTGTATAGCAAAGAATTGGTTTCTCAAAGTTGATTCGCGATCTACGTTAGAAGCAAATCCGCAAAAATGCAATTTTCTAGTTGCAGGGAAAAAACTAGAGCTAGCATCGTAATTTCCATAATTTTGTATAGGTTCTGTTGAAGGTGCTATAGGTGCAACAGTCGGCATAAATG